TTCTGAATTGTAGCAAATTCTATCGGGCACGTGACAATTGTGTGGACTTGACCATCAATCTCGTAAGTTGTGTAACGCCAAGAACGTTTCAAGAAAGACGGCTTGTCGACGTAATCTGTGGCCAACAGCCCTTGTCACTAGCAGTGTACATCACGTTGATTTGGGCTAAAGCTTTCGTAGCAGCGGGTTGCGTGAACTGCGGACATGATTCATGAACATTGAGTATGTTATCATCGCCATATGTCATAACACGAACTTTCTCGAAGAAATCTTCATCCGGGTAAACGGATTCAAAGGCGTAAATCATGTACATCAGATTCGCAATCCCGTTGATGATGACAGTTAGTGGATGTCCAGAGGCGTTGGTGCCATGTAGTCGCAATATATCCCCAAAGAAAAGTGTAGTTGGATTGGCGATGTCACTTGCCAAGGCGTCCAACATAGTTTCATACTCACGCTTTTCCTGAGGATCTAATTCTTTGTAGTAGTCGGTTTGTTTGAGTAACTCTCGTAATACGGACCAGGCGGCTAACAACCATTCCTGTCCCATACGCTGATCGTAACTACTAAAATCACCACATATGAAGTGTGTGCCCCAGCCGTCAGGAACAAGATGTTCCATAAGCTTGGCCCACTCTTTACTAAAGCAATTAGTTCCAACTGCAATGCCTGTATGTAATCCGAATTCCTGTATCAAAGAAACCAAAGCTAAGTAGTACTTGCGCACAACAAAGGTGGTCTCAACATTCACTGCTTGAAAAACGCGAATCTTGCCATACTTGCTCTTGCGTATTGCTGCGCGACACGTTTCGCGATTCTCTAACTCTCTCTCCAATTCTTCTGGTAAATCTGTCTTCTCGCATGAGACTGGCTCATCTTTGTATGTTGCGGTAAAGATGACTCCTGGGCGAATTCCACTCCGAGCTCTATTTTCTAAAGCAGCAATGCGTTCGCGAATTGATTCTGGGATGTCATATTTGTGAGGGTCTCGAGATCGTAACGTGAAGAGTTCCTTCTTGGTGCCTTTGTGGGGGAATCCCGCACTACTTCTCATATTCATCGATTTGACAAATTTTGCACCATCAATGCCATTGACTGTCTCATCTTCTGTTAAAGGACGAATTTTGCGCAAACGATCTACGAACTCAGAATTAGACATGTAATGCTTAAACACCTTTTCGCTCAAAGCTCGCACACCGGTAGTCTCCAAACATTCCTTCACATCAGTTGCCACATCACAAAATCTAAACTTTGGAATCCATCCAAAACGTGTCAGGGATGGTGGCGTGAACTTGCCTAAAACGGTAAATGGTACGTTGAAATCGATACTGCGCGGACATAGGGGTAAAATACGCTTGTTTGCCCACCAAGAGACGAATCGGCTGATAATGAAATTTGTATCTCTGTTTGAACGCTGAACATGAGAACCAAGGTTCCCGAGCACAGTCGGTTCAGTACCAGCATCATCGCCCATATAAGCCAACGGACATTTCCTGTGGTGGCCTGGAAGGACACTCTTGCCCTG